CCTATCCCTTCGAAGTTGATGAAACGAATTCTCTTACTAGTCTTAACTTTGATTTTACACGGTAAACTATCCAAGTAATAAGAGTAGGTAATACTACTATGAGGGAAAATAATTTCATCAACTTCGAAGGGATAGGAATGTAAATCATCTTTTCTCAAAACATACTTGTGAAGAGGGAGTGTTTCGTATGGATCAAAGTTATTATCTTTTATTTCCTTTCCGTCATCATCGAATAATTGAATGCTTTTGATTGTGTATGTGCTGTTGCTTGGGTTAACAATATCAAAAGAATATTTGTAAGGAGCTTCATATGCCACTTCCATTGCATAGGCATCTGTTATCAATAATCGAGCTCTATTTATAAAAATTGAGTAGAACAGACCTGTGACACCAGTTATAGCACCAATCCATGCAGCAGAAATATTCAAAATATCAATCAAACTAAACATCAGAATTACCTCGTTTTTGATTTCATTATACCACAAACAGAAAGGAGTAGAGATGAGACCAATAGGATATCGGCTTAATGTTGAAGTTTCTGGCATTGAGGAATTCAAGGAAGCCTGTAAAGAAGTATCAAAAAAAGCCGAAGAATTGCAAAAAGCAATTGATCGACTTAGTATTATTGAAGTTGAATTAAAAGCCAAGCTTGTCAATGATTAGACTTTCTGTCTAAGATAAAACAAAAAGCACCTGACGGCAATCAGGCGCTCAACAAAATTATTCAAGGAAATTATATCATGAATGACTTAATGAATCAATTATTAGACCAGTTTGAAGCTGGATTGATGGATAGAACTTTAAAAGTGATGAACGTCATCACAGATGAAAAGAAACGTTATCCAATGGAATTAAACAAGTCGCAATGTTCTGAGATGTTGCTTGGTACAAGAGACACAGGAACATTTGATGATCGTTTTAATAGTCATAAGGATTTTCCACGGATAGAAGGAAAGCGTGAGAAATACCCTCGAGACGCGGTCATTGAATGGTATCACAAAAACTGGCAACGAACCGCAATTTAGGAGAATGGTATGAACTTACTGACAAAACTAAAAAATCGACTATCCAAAGAAATAAATACTGACTGGAGAATCGTAGCTTTGGATTTAAACAGAGCATTGATTGACCTTCAAGAAAAATACCAACAAGCAAATCAGCATATAGCTGATCTTGAAAAAATCGTAGCAATCTACAAAGAAAAGGAGAACGTAAAATGATGGAATACCTTTATTTTGTAACAATCGTCGGAATCGCGCTCTGGTCTCTAGTAAATACACTGGATGACCACGCTGAAATGAAACAAAAAGAGCGCCAGCTGATGGCAAACAATGTCGCGCGGATGAATATGAGAAATTCAGATAAGCAATTTACGTACGACGTGCAACCGCCTGTAGGGCTAGTTAAGGAGTAGAAGATGGTGACAATCAATAAACTAGAAATTGAAAACGTCAAACGTGTTAAAGCAGTCAAATTAGAGCCGTCAGCGACTGGATTGACAATCGTAGGTGGAAATAACAATCAGGGAAAAACAAGCGTGCTGGACGCGATTGCTTGGGCGTTGGGTGGTAACAAGTACAAACCTAGCCAAGCTCAGAGAGAAGGCAGTACAATTCCGCCTAGCTTAAAAATCACGCTATCAAATGGCTTGATTGTAGAGCGCAGTGGTAAGAACAGCACTCTCAAAGTGATTGACCCAAGCGGCAATAAGGCTGGTCAAAACTTGCTGGATAGCTTTGTGGAAGAACTGGCTATCAACTTACCAAAATTCATGGAGCAGACCAGCAAAGAAAAGGCTAAAACTCTGTTACAAATCATCGGAGTTGGTCCGCAATTAGCTGAACTGGAAATGCAGGAGAAAACCAAATACGATGAACGCCACGCGATTGGTGTAATTGCTGACCAGAAGGAGAAGTTCGCTAAAGAACAACCTTACTATCCTGACGCACCGAAAGAGTTAGTATCTATCTCTGAACTTATTCAACAACAACAGGCTATCCTCGCTAAGAATGGCGAGAATGCTCGCAAACGTCAGAACTTGGTATCTATCCAAAATCAACATGCTTCAGCAACTGCAGAGGTTGAACGATTGAAGCAATTGCTGGCCGATGCCAAAGAAAAAGAAAGTCAGTTAGCTCAAGACTTGGCTATAGCGAATACCGATGCTATGGATCTTCTCGATGAATCAACTGAGGAGATTGAAAACAACATCGCAGAGATTGATGAAATCAATCGTAAAGTACGTGCTAATCTGGACAAGGATAAAGCAGAAGAAGATGCCAAGGGCTACCGAGAACAATACAAAGAACTTGATAATGTGATTGCTGAAATTCGCAAACAGAAGACAGACTTGCTTACAAACGCAGATTTACCGTTGCCGGGCTTATCCGTGGATGATGGCGAACTGCTCTATCTTGGCCAGCGCTGGGATAACATGTCTGGTAGCCAGCAATTACAAGTTGCGACTGCAATCGTGCGTAAATTGAAGCCAGAATGTGGCTTTGTGTTGATTGACAAGCTGGAACAAATGGATCAGCTGACTTTGCAGGAATTTGGCGCGTGGCTTGAGCAAGAAGGTTTGCAAGCTATTGCAACTAGGGTTTCAACGGGAGATGAGTGTAGCATTCTGATTGAAGACGGGTATAGCGTTAAACCAGTGAAGTTTGAAAGTTCTGCTCAGCAAGGACACGCCGAAACAGTCGCACCAACATGGCAAGGAGGTTTTTAAAACATGCAAATCACAAGAGGAAAACGGGCACGAGCTCAAAAGATAGTTATCTACGGTCCGGAAGGAATTGGCAAGTCCACGTTTGCTGCTGAATTCCCAAATGCGGTCTTCATCGATACGGAAGGTTCGACAGATAACATGGATGTGGCACGACTCGACAAGCCGACTAGCTGGACCATGCTGATCAATGAGATTGCTTTTATTAAGGCGAATCCGACTGAGTGTGGGACACTCGTCATTGATACGATCGATTGGGCTGAAGCTTTGGCAGTTAATTACATCTGTTCGCAACATGGTAAGCAAGGGATTGAGGATTTTGGCTGGGGCAAAGGCTACACCTATGTCCAAGAAGAAATGGGACGTTTCTTGAATAGCTTGTCTGATTTGGTTGATATGGGGATCAACGTGGTATTGACTGCACACGCTCAAATCAAGAAGTTTGAACAGCCGGACGAGATGGGTTCTTACGACCGATACGAATTGAAACTTGGCCAAAAGACAGGCTCTAAGACAGCTCCACTCGTAAAAGAATGGGCAGACATGGTTCTATTTGCCAATTACAAGACCTTTGTCATGACGACTGATAACGGCAAGAAGAAGGCGCAAGGCGGTGAACGTGTCATGTATACCAACCATCGGCCAGCGTGGGATGCTAAGAACCGACATGGGTTACCCGACGAAATGCCATTCCATTATGCTGGTATCGCTCATATATTTGCGAGTCAGCAAACACAACCTATTCCATCGCAACCTCAGACAGTCACTCCAGAACCTCAGCAGGCCACACAGCAAGCCCCTGAGCAAGTCCAAGAAGAATTGTCACTTGATATGTCACAGGTAGCTGAAAAACCACAAAATGAAGCTCCTGGCATACCACAGGCAACGCCTGCACAATATCACACGAACTTACCAAAGAGTTTGACAGACCTCATGACGCAAGGTAACGTGACGGAAGAAGAACTTCAAAAAGTCGCTTACATTCGCGGGCATTTTCCACTAGGGACTCCTATTGAAAGTTTCCCGACTGACTACTGGGATATGATTGTCGCTCATTGGCAAGCAACTGTGGAAGTGATTGAAAATCAAGTTAGAAAAGAACCAGAGTTACCCTTTACGGTGTAGATTTTGGGAATTAGAAATCATAGCAAGGTATAACAAGAGGTATCTATGAAAGATAAAACTATTAAAATCGATTTATCAAAAATCGCCAATACAGCCTTACAAGAGAAGGTTGATAAAGAGTTAGGAAAAGTCCTTGATAACATCCTGGATCCAAATACGGAAGCTAAGGCAACTCGTAAGGTTACTATCACACTAACGATGTCAACAGATGATGAACGTACAGTTGTTAAGACAGGCATGGAAGTAAAATCTACTTTGGCACCGCAGAAAGGTGTTGCAACAACTGTCATTGTCGGTCGTGATGATGCTGGTAAAATCCACGCTAATGAACTTAAAAGTGGTATCCCTGGGCAAACTTACTTTGATGACAATGGTGATATGAGAACAGATACTGGGGAACTCATCGAAAAAGTCGAACAACAAAATACAAATATTATTGATTACAACAAAAAGAAAGCAGGTAACTAACCATGACAGAAAATCTTAAAGCAGCATTATCTTATGCAGTTGAGTTAGCAGATAAAGAAAATAAAATTATTTCTTCATCAAGTGGGAAGGAATATTTTGACATCAATAAGCATGACTTCAGAGAACTTAGCCCCCGCAAATATGCGCCGACTCTTGAACTTCAAACGCTCAAAAGTTTAGTGGATTATCTCAAATCAGATAACGCCTTTATCGGTGGTCGTAGACTTGTAGTGGTGGTAGAAAGTTATCAAAAAGTTTCTGTGTATGATCAAGTGGATACTGAATATGGCAAACGTCCTCAACTTGTATCTGTAAAGGCATCTGTTCCATTTATCCCCTTTAGTAATTGGTGTAATCAGGAAGAGTTTAATATTATGTTGCAATCTATGTTTATCAATGATGCAGACCGCAATCTAGTTTTAGATTTTGCTAGTCACTTAAAAATCGAAAAAGGGGCAGAGGCTCAAGATAACGGCGTTACACAAACGGTGACTGTTCGTGATGGTGTAGCAAGTCTAGCACAGGCTAAGACTCCAAATCCAGTAACCTTACGACCATATCGTACCTTTAATGAAGTAGAACAACCAGCAAGTCAGTTTGTATTCAGAGTTAACAAATCAGCGAATCTAGCTCTCTTTGAAGCGGATGGGGGCAAATGGAAATTAGATGCTGTTAAAAACATCTCAGATTATTTAAAAACAGAACTTGCAAACAACGATAAAATCACAATTTTAGCATAAGGAGAAAAACAGCATGACACAACAACAATACAACAACTTTGAACGCGAATTTGGATGGGAAGATACGATTGAAAAAGACTCGGAATACGTCCTACTACCTGACGGTTTATACCACTTTACAGTAATCGGTATGGAACGCACACGCCACACGCCAAATCCACAAAATTCCGGAAAATTGCCAGCGTGTAACAAGGCTATCGTCAGCATTAAGATTGTAGCTAATGAAGGCGAAACCGAATTGCGTCACAATTTATTCCTGCACAGCTCAACTGAAGGAATGCTATCTGCTTTCTTTGCTGCAATTGGCCAAAAGAAAAAAGGCGAACCACTTCGCATGAATTGGAATACAATCATCGGCGCAACCGGTGTATGTAAAGTCGGAACTCGACAGTACAAGGAAAATAATTATAACGAAGTTAAGTCAATGCTCTATCCTGAAGATGTTGATTACACAAAAGTATTAAATCAACAACCAGGGCAAGTTACACAAGCAAGCTACCAGCAACCACAGCAACCGAATTTTGCGCAACAACCGCAAGGACAAGCAGGATATCAAGCTGGGCAATTCTAGGAGGTAAGGGATGCAATTAAGACCTTATCAACAGGAAGCACGGGAAGCTGTTCAAGCTGAATGGGCTAAAGGTCGCAAACGCACGCTCTTAGTATTGCCAACAGGATGTGGAAAGACGATTGTTTTTTCCAAAATCATTGAAGACCAAGTGAGAGAGGGCAAGCGTGTGCTTGTCCTTGCTCATAGGTCAGAGCTTTTGGAGCAGGCTAGCGACAAGCTCAAGACTGCAACCGGGCTTGGCACAGCACTAGAGAAAGCTGAGAATACTTCTATCGGTTCTTGGTATCGGGTCGTCGTTGGCTCTGTTCAGACCATGCAAAGAGAGAAACGATTGAGACAGTTTCCGCCTAATTGGTTCGATACGATTGTAGTTGATGAAGCCCATCACGCTATCTCAGATGGTTATCAGCGTGTGCTTGGCTATTTTGAGCAGTCGGATGTGCTGGGTGTCACAGCCACGCCTGACCGTGGAGACATGAAAAACCTTGGCTCCTACTTCGATAGCCTCGCTTATGAATATTCGCTAGTCCAAGCTATCAAAGAAGGTTATTTATCTAAAATCAAGGCTTTGACAATTCCGCTCAACTTGGATTTATCAAATGTGAGCATGTCAGCAGGAGATTTCAAGGCAAGCGATGTCGGGACGGCACTAGATCCATATCTGGAACAGATAGCAGACGAAATGGTCAAGCAATGTGCAGACCGTAAGACAGTCGTATTCTTGCCTTTAGTAAAGACCTCGCAGAAGTTTCGCGATATCCTAAACGCAAAAGGATTTCGTGCTGCTGAAGTCAATGGAGAGTCCAAGGACCGTGCAGAAATCTTAGAAGACTTTGAGAAAGACCGTTACAACGTGCTTTGTAATTCGATGTTATTGACTGAAGGGTGGGATTGCCCGTCAGTGGATTGTGTAGTAGTGCTAAGACCTACTAAAGTACGTGCCTTATATAGCCAGATGGTGGGGCGTGGTACTCGTTTACATCCAGGAAAGGAAGAATTACTCTTGCTAGACTTCCTCTGGCATACAGAACGCCATGAGCTATGCCGGCCAGCTCACTTAATCTGTGAGACTCCAGAAGTCGCTCAGAAAATGGTTGAGAACATGGAAGAGCAAACTGGTGTAATGCTTGACCTTGAAGATATGGAAGTCAAGGCTGCAGAAGACGTAGTCGCTCAACGTGAGGAAGCTTTGGCCAAACAATTGGAAGAAATGCGTAAGCGTAAACGCAAATTAGTGGATCCATTGCAATTTGAAATGTCTATCCATGCTGAAGATTTATCAAACTACGTACCTAACTTTGGATGGGAGATGGCACCTGCTAGTGATAAGCAAATTAAAGCTCTTGAGAAATACGGCATCTTTACTGATGAGATTGGAAATGCAGGTAAAGCGAATCTATTACTAGATAGACTTAACAAAAGACAACAAGAAGGCTTAACAACACCTAAGCAAATCCGATTACTTGAAAGATACGGTTTCAAAGATGTGGGAATGTGGCCGTTCGAAGAAGCTAAAAATATGATTAATCGCATAGCAGCTAATGGTTGGAGAGTTCCGACAAGCGTGCGACCAGCTGAATATGTACTAAATTAAGAAGGAGGAGATAGTGGCAGAGAATGATTTTAATTTGTTGCCGTTGCTGGATTACATCAATCCTGCCACGGTAGATTATCAGACGTGGGTCAATGTCGGTATGGCTCTTAAACATGAAGGATATACAGCATCCGACTGGGATAACTGGTCACAAAATGATAGTCGATACAAGAAATTTGAGTGCTTCAAGAAATGGGATACTTTCAATGAACAAGCAGGAACTATCGTGACGGGTGCGACGATTACCCAACTTGCTAAAGAGAATGGTTGGGTGTCACAATCCAGCTATGACAGTGAGAATGCGCATGAGTTTGGCTGGACCGATATAATAGACCGCGATTATCGTGTGATTGATAAAGAGTGGATTGAAGGTAAGGAAATTCATGAGCCAACTATTTGGAATCCGGTTCAGGAGATTATCAAATACCTTGAAACGCTCTTCGAGGCTAGCGAAAATGTTGGGTACGTTACTGAATGCTATCCAAAGACTGACGATGAAACAGGCGAGATTGTCAAATGGTTGCCAACCAAGGGAGCTTATGACCGTACTGCTGGGCAATTGATCGAAGAACTTAGTAGATGTAATGGCGATATCGGTGCGGTGCTAGGTGATTATCACGAAGAAGCCGGCGCATGGGTTCGATTCAATCCAATGGACGGGAAAGGCGCAAAAAATGAAAACGTGACAGATTTCAGATATGCCCTGGTCGAATCCGACAGTATGCCAATCGATAAACAGAATGCCATCTACAAAGAACTTGAATTACCGATTGTTGCCTTAGTGCATAGCGGAAACAAGTCACTACATGCCATCGTCAAAGTAGATGCCAAGAATTACGAAGAATACCGTAATAGGGTTGATTATCTTTATAAGATTTGTCAAAAGAACGGCATTATCGTCGATACACAGAATCGAAATCCAAGTAGACTATCTCGTATGCCTGGGTTCATCCGTAATGGACAGAAGCAATTCTTAGTAGATACTAACATCGGTAAGACCGATTGGGATGAATGGTATCAATACATCGAAGATTTGAACGATGATTTACCTGATCCTGAAGGATTGGCCGATAGTTGGGATAACTTGCCAGAGTTAGCTCCTGAGTTGATAAAAGGTGTCCTTCGTCAAGGCCATAAGATGCTGATTGCTGGACCATCAAAAGCTGGTAAGTCATTCGCTTTAATTGAAATGTCAATTGCAATTGCTGAAGGCAAAAAATGGCTAGGCTGGGATTGTACTCAAGGGCGTGTATTATACGTCAATCTGGAGCTAGACCGTCCGTCTGCCTTACATCGCTTCCGTGACGTTTATCAAGCTATGGGATTACCACCTAAAAGCATCCAGAATATCGATATCTGGAATCTTCGTGGGAAGACTGTACCGATGGACAAGTTGGCTCCTAAACTCATACGTCGAGCTTTGAAGAAAAACTATATCGCAGTTATCATTGACCCGATTTACAAGGTCCTGACTGGTGACGAGAACAGTGCAGACCAGATGGCACATTTTACGAATCAATTTGATAAAGTGGCCACAGAGTTAGGCTCTAGCGTTATCTACTGTCACCACCACTCAAAAGGTTCGCAAGGTGGCAAGAAGTCCATGGACCGCGCTAGTGGTTCGGGTGTATTCGCTCGGGATCCTGACGCGCTTATCGATTTGGTCGAGCTGGAAGTATCAGAAGAATTGCTTACTCAAAGACTGAATCAAGCAGCGTGCGAAGTATACAAACAGGCTTTGCAAGAGCGAAATAATGCCTATTACCAACAGAATGTCGGCTTAGATGACCTCTTGAGCCCTGCGCAAATGCGGACGCATTTCGAAAAAGGTATTCCTGACGTGATGTCTCGAGCTCCTTATGTAGACAAGCTCGAAGAAGCTCGCAACAAGATTCAGATAGCAACCGCATGGCGTGTTGAAGGTACACTTCGAGAGTTTGCCAAATTTAAGCCAGTGAACATGTGGTTTAGCTATCCAGTGCATGCGATCGATGAATCAGGCGTGTTGGCAGATATCCAGTTAGAAGATACTACGCCAAATTGGAAAAAGAATCTAGATAGTAAAAAGGGAAATGAGAAGAAAAAGAAATCTGCTGACGAGAGATTTACTACTGCTATGGATGCATTATTCGACGGAATCAATCCGGTTGAATTGAGTGAAATGGTGGAATATTTTTCAACAAAAGACAATCCTGTTAGCGAAAAAACTATCAGAAGATGGGTCAAAAATAGAAATGATTTTGAAGTAAAAAACAATCAAATCACACCCAAAGAAGAGCCAGGGACAGAGTAGGGACAAGGACAAACCCGACAGACAAACCCGAGAGTGTCCCTCGGGAATGTCCTTGACTCTCAGAGACAAACCTGAGAGTGTCCCTGTGTCTCTGGAGTGTCTGTAGGGACAAAGACAAACCCGAGAATGTCCCTGAGAAAACGCACAACCATGCGGGTTTTAAGCTCTAGGGACAAACCCGAGAAACTCAGGGACAAAGCTAGGGACAGAATATTCTCTTTCTCCGAAAGAAGAATATTTAGGAAGTGTCCTTGAGAGTTCAGAAGAACAGGTACAGGTACAAGGGGGCTATGCATCCGCCCCTTGTAACCCTGTAACCCTGTCCTTCACTCTGAACTTAGGCGCGTATAAAAAAAGAAGGTAAAAAATGACATTAAATAAAAAAGCTATTGATAATCTTAAAAAGGAAATTGATGACTTGTTGGATAAATGTGAAGATGATTTTGAAGAGATGGCACTTAATCCAGATTACTCATTTGGATTGCTTATGAGCGCTAGTGCGACCTTGGGTGTAATTTCAAGGGAGTTGGCTGATGATTGAATTCTTTTTACCGATGAAAAAAATACCGACAACAACTCATCAACAGAAAAAGGTAAATACGAAATTTGGTAAGCCGATTTTTTATGAGCCAGATGACCTAAAAAATGCCAGGGCGAAATTTGAGAGCTTGCTCGCCCAGTATGTTCCTCCTGATAAATTTAAAGGAGCGATTCGTCTGACGGTTAAGTGGTGTTTCCCTCGTATCAAGAAAAGTTACGATGGCCAGTACAAGACTACAAAGCCGGATACAGATAATTTACAGAAGTTACTCAAGGATTGCATGACGAAACTAGGATACTGGCAAGATGATGCTCAAGTGGCCAGCGAGATTGTCGAAAAGTTCTGGGCAGACACAGTTGGGATCTATATCAAGATTGAGGAATTGCCATGAGAATTGACTACATTGATTTCTTTAGCAGAGTTATTCCTGAATGGATGGCACGCAGTAATAAGAAGAGTCAAGAAGTCGGTTTTGGCTCGGACACTTATTGGCTATGGGCAGTAACGACGATTGGCGAAATTTGTAAGCAATACAATGATGATGAACTAGTGACGGAGCAGTTCGGTCTGCTCTTTAACTGGCTAGAAAAACAAGCAGGATAAGCCATGGAATATAACAAACAGACAGTAATCGACGGACTGAAACGCACAATCGAGCAAAACGAAGAGAAGATAATCGAGTATTCGAAGCCGTGTGATTCACGTAAGAGGCGTATTAGAGCGCTGGAGCGTGATTTGCTGAAGAAAAAGAATAAAGCATTAAGAAAGAAAGTTGAGGAGTTGGAAGATGAATGTTAAGGAATTAATTGAGAAATACAAAAGCTATGAGGGAAAGTGGAATGCTAAAAGAGCAGAATTAGCTCGTCAAATTTTTCTAGAAGATTTGAAACAACTAGACGAACCCCGAAAAGTCAAAGTAAAGCAGTTTGTGGCGGATTGGTATGAGAGAAATGAAAATGATTTAGACTATAACATTTGGGATTACATCTATAATTGGGAGGATCAAGAAGAATCCGAATTCAAAAACTGGTTTAATTGTTCAAAAAAAGCATTTCAAACCCTCGTCAACATGCACCAATTTGGTTACGAGGTCGATGAAGAAAAGAGGTATTTGGTTAAGATAAAAGCATCTGGTCAGTACATTATGAACAATCCTGATGAGAATGCTGTTTTTTTCTACAGCAGCAGAGCGTATTCTAAACTTACTCGCAAAGAACTAGAAGAAGCTGGCTTCGGCTGGGTGTTCGATTGCCCAGGCGTGGAAGTCGAGGAGGTGGAGTGATGGGAGATATACGAATACTAGATGCGTGCTGTGGGTCTAGGATGTTCTGGTTTGATAAACAAGAGCCACACACAACATACATGGATAGACGTGAAGAAGAATTTGAAATTCACAAAAAGAAAATCAATGTTAAGCCAGACATTGTTGCAGATTTTCGAGATATGCCATTTGATGATGAAACATTTAACCTTGTTGTATTTGATCCGCCACACCTTTTATGGGCTGGCCAGAAATCGTTTATGCGTGCGCAATATGGTCAGCTAGACTTGTTGACTTGGAGATTAGACTTGCAACAAGGTTTTGAAGAATGTTTTAGGGTCTTGAAAATAGGTGGAACACTTATTTTTAAATGGTCCGATGCCCAGGTAAACGTTAAGGAAATTTTGGAATTAGTTCCGCATCAACCACTTTTCGGCCAACAACGTGGGACGACGCATTGGATGACGTTTATGAAATTTGAGGAGGTCACAGAATGAAACGATTCATAGCTATCTGGATTCTTGTCTCTGCTGGATTGAACATCTGGCAGATGGACAGGATTGCAGAGTTAGAGAAAAAGCGTCCGATGGTTATCTATAAGGCAGACAACGCAGGCGCTGAGATATTTGGGCGTGTCGTTGAGAAAGGACGGCATGGGAAGCTATATACAGTGACTATCAGAGATTACGGGATTTTCGTAGTCACTAGAGAACAATTTGAGAAAATCAGAATAGGGGACGAGGTGATGTTATAATGGACGATATTTTACAAGCTTTAGCAAAAATGCTGAATATGACGGTTGATGAAGTAAGTTCTTTGCTTACAACATTTAAAGGGAACGCACCACAGGTTTACGAACAGCTAATGAGAGAATGGACTTTGTACAATGTACTTAATAACACCTCTATAGCTATGATTATGCTTAGTGCTATCTTAACAGGAGTTATTGTGTATGTAGTAAAGCGAATTAAGGTAGATTCCGATAGTCTAAGTTATAGGTATATTCCAGAAGGTTTTACTAAACTTGAATATGCAGAGAAACTTACAAAGGAGAATCTTAAAAACTCTAAAGGAACTATCAAAAAGCTAATTGCTGGTATTACACTAGCATTGATATTGGCTTTTGTCTCAAATATCGGTCGGTATCTTTTAGCACCAAACTACTCATTTATCGTAAATGAAATTGTACCAAAACTGACAAATAGATAGGAGTTGTCATGAACACACTAGAAAATGTAAAACAATGGTTTATTGACCGTGACCTTGAAAACGGTGGACGACTAGACAAGCAGTCATTGAAATTGAGTGAAGAGTTCGGTGAACTCTGTGCTGGCTATCTCAAGAAAAATGAGCAACTGACAAAGGACAGCATCGGAGACTGTGCGGTCGTGATTGTCGGTCTTGCCTTGCTGATTAAGGTAGATGTGCATAAGATTTTTGAAACATCAGGAAATGATAGAGATGTAATGACATGTTTTAGTCATTTAAGTAAAAATATAAGCGATTTTCAGATTTATCAAGACTCATTTTCTAAAGTTTTTTGTAAATCAAGTCTGATACGTACAATCCTATGGTTAAAATCAATCAGCAATGCCCTTGGTTATAGCTTCGAAGAATGTTTTGAATTGGCTTACCAAGAAATCAAAGACCGAAAAGGTCGTTGGATTGACGGCACGTTTGTCAAAGAGGAGGATTTGGGATGACACCGAAATTTAGAGCGTGGGGAGTAGAGAGATATCCTGGTTTAAAACAACCAGCATCCAAAATGCATCGCAATGTATCGGTTGTAACTACTTACCCAGAGGGTATTACATTTATTTTGACTAATTTTAGCATGTGGGGAGATGATGAATATAGCGGGTCGATTATTGATGATGCTATCCTCATGCAATCAACAGGACTCAAAGACAAGAACAGTAAGGAAATCTTTGAGGGGGATATAGTCAAAATGTCTAAGGATGTCTATTCTGAACCCACTTATTACGAGGTTGTAAGACATCGTGGTGGAGCATATCGTCTTGAATCTAAACAACACGGATGTGAATTGTGGTTACGACATACGGATTGCGAGGTCGTGGGGAATATCTACGAAAACCCTGAGCTTTTGGAGGATAAGGAATGAATCCAGAAATAATTGACAACGTAAACAAACCAAGCCATTATCAAGGACGATATGGCATGGAGTCTATCGATGCCTTAAGGAATTTCATGACACCAGAACAGCTGAAAGGCTTTTATCTTGGAAATGCCTTGAAGTATCAACTGCGATTCCAGAAGAAAAACGGTCTTGAAGACCTGAAGAAAGCCAGAAAGAACCTTGACTGGCTGATCGAGGAGATGGAACGTGAAGGATAGTAAATTTTTTTCAGAACAGATCAGATTGTGGCGAATTGGTAAAGGTCTATCTTTGAGAAAAGCTTCAAAGAAATTTGGTATTAGTCCAAGGACATTTTCAAATTGGGAACGAGGTCTGATACCAAGTGATCGTCAGAAAGAACGTCTGTCAAAAGAGTTAGGATTGGACAGAGATGTTTTATTCAAAAAATGTGAGATTGGAAATCTTAATGCGCTTTTGAAAGAAAAACGTTTGAAGCAAGGTCTTACTCGTACAGAATTAGCAAAGCATTTAGGGTATTCTTCAACAATCATAAGTTGTTGGGAGAGAGGTTTGGAAATTTCCGAATGTGAAGCAGAGGACATATGTGTGTATTTTGGAATCGAGGTGTATAATTGACAGTAGATATTAAACAGAGATTAAAAGCCTTGCCATATATCGATATAAAAGCTAAGTCGAAACATCAAGAATATATCAGTCTACGTTCAGGCATTTTAAAAGGGCAGACGTTCGATAGTATGCCGAAGTCAAAAAGCAATAAAAACCAGTCTGAAGAATTGAATATATCTATTATTGACAGGTCTGAACAATTATACGAAGAGATTAAAAAACTATATCGTGAACGAGATGAGCTAGTTCAGTTGATTGAATCTCTTGATGATCCGTTAGAAAATATTGTGATGCGACTATTCTTTATTGATGGATTAACGTGGAGCGAGGTAGAGAGTAAGTTGGGATGCAGTCGAGGGACTATCTATAATATTAGAAAATCAGCCTTCGAAAATATTTCTAAAAGAAGTAAACAGATTAAACAAAATTGAAACCTTGAAATGCTAAAATAGTATTATCAGCTGAAGGCGGTAAGCGCACTGATAACTCCTTATATTTTTCATTTTATTTCTGAGGCTTAGGCCTCACATGGCGGTGACAGGTGTAAAGTGATTTTCTCTCCTATGTTTTTCAAGCTTTTCGGTTCGATTCCGGGCATCGCCGTTTATATTGTATTTTGCAACGAGGTATTTAAAATGAAGCAAGCAATGTTTAATAAATTGGAAGATGCAAAACAATTTTCGAAAACTGTAAAAGAATTGTTGTGTATCAAAGAACCTGTAATGATTAATAATAAACTGATGTATATTGTTGTTTATAAATAATCTAACGTAATTAACACGCAAGGTTGTAGTCGCCTTGCATTTTTTAGGGCTTAGCCTAGATAATCTGTGGTAACTCAGGAAAAGGATGTTTTTAAATCTATCAAACATCCTGCCAGTAATGGTCAATCTAAGCAATTTAATCTTAACTATTTCAGTTTTGGAATAGGTAGGCGAAGTTAAAGCAGGGAGATTCCAACGGCAAGGTGCTGAGGAAATGCAAACGTGGCAGTTTGGCTGTGAAACGAGTCTATAAGATGAAAGAGGTATTTTGTTTGAGGTGCAACAAGAGCTTAATACCATATCTTACAAAAATTGGGCGCCTCCCAAAAGTATGTAAGGTGAGTTGATTGTCCGCAAAACAATCGATAACAAGCAGGCGCTGTGCATTTGGTTCTTCAAAAGAGAATGAAACACATGGCGATGCGTGTCTGTGATAGATAAAAGATGATTTTTATATTTTAAAAGCTATTCAAGATAGAAAAAACTCAAAAAAAGCAAAAGTCATCGCCCGTCGTAAATGAAAGTGTACTTCGGCAATTAGATTGCCTACTCAAGTCTCGCAAGGATAAGAGTAAAGTCAAAGAGTAAAGCAGCTTAGACTTTTAGCGGAGTCTTCGTTAATTGAAAAATGGCTTAGTAGTTTGCGATGTAAGGAGTGATTGGTCTAACCAATCGTGCATGAGTGATACAAGTAGGAATATTTGTGGACAAGATAATAAACCATAAGTTATCAAAAGTCACTCGCTTAAAGCAGTAGTCTCATGCTGGTTAATGGATATATGGTAGACGGATGACGTCACAGGTTCGAATCCTGTCGTTCCAATTGCGGTTTTAATTCGCAGTGAGAGGTCTTGAAAAGGTCACACATCGTGTGGCTTTTTTGATTAAAAAAAAGTGGTGATGGAAAATGAACGATAAACAGAAACATTTCGCTGATGAGTACATCATCAGTAGAAATGCAACACAATCTGCAATAAAAGCAGGGTATTCTGATAAAACAGCGAGGTCTATAGGACAAAGATTGTTGACAAAAGTTGACATTTCTGAATACATTAAAAAACGTACAGAAGAACTTTTTGACGAACGTTCAATGTCAATCGTAGAAGCCTTGGCAATCTCTGCTAGTATAGCTAGAGGGGAAACTCAACAAGGGTATTCTAAAAAAACTGTAAAGAATGAAGAAGGTGTAAAGGTGTCGGAAACGACTTATGAATTTACTCCAACGATTGAAGAAAGACAGCGGTCTCTAGACCACATATTCAGAGTGAACGGGGCTTATTTAGAGAGAAAAGAAATCGAGATGTCTTCGGCTGTTCAATTCGTTGATGATATAGGAGTTAGCGATGAAGCGTAGAATGAGTGAATTTATTCCTAAGGCATTTTATTCGATGTGGCGTGCAGCATTTGACCCCAAAATCTTACATGTGGTTGAAAAAGGAGGGCGTGGCTCTGGCAAGTCTAGTGACCTTGGGCACACGATCATTCAACTGATTATGCGCTATCCAGTCAATGCCGTGTGTATTCGTAAGACGGATAATACCTTAGAACAATCGGTCTATGAGCAATTGAAATGGGCGATTAGTGAGCAAGGGGTCGGTCATTTATTTAAGATTAATAAATCCCCTTTGAAGATAACCTATATCCCAAGAGGGAATTATATTATCTTCCGTGGTGCACAAGATCCAGAGCGTATTAAATCCTTGAAAGATAGTCGCTTTCCGTTTGCGATTGGCTGGATTGAGGAGTTAGCTGAGTTTAAAACTGAAGATGAAGTAAAGACAATCACCAACTCACTTCTACGTGGAGAATTGGCTGATGGTCTTTTTTATAAGTTTTTTTACTCTTACAATCCACCAAAAAGAAAACAATCTTGGGTAAATAAGAAATACGAGAGCGTCATACAGCCTCCTAACACCCACGTACACCATTCAACTTACTTGGATAACCCATATATATCCCAAGCCTTTATAGAAGAAGCAGAGGCTACGAGAGAGCGTTCTGAGAAGCGTTACCGTTGGGAGTATCTGGGCGAGGCTATCGGTTCGGGTGTAGCACCGTTTGAAAATCTAGTGTTCCGCAAGATTACAGACGAGGAGATAGCAAGGTTTGATAATATTCGACAAGGTAACGACTTTGGTTACGCCAACGACCCTCTGGCTTTTGTAAGATGGCATTACGATAAGAAGAAACGAGTTATCTACGCTATTGATGAGATTTACGGCGTGAAGATTAGCAACCGTGAATTGGCTGAAAGAATCCGTGAGAAAGGCTATCAATCTCAGATGATAACCTGTGATAGCGCAGAACCTAAGTCGATTGATGAGTTAAAACTGCAGCTGAATATTCCGCTTGTTCAAGGTGCTAAGAAAGGTCCTGATAGTCGTGAGTATGGAGAACGCTGGTTGGATGATTTGGATGCAATTGTGATAGATCCAGAACGCACACCGAATATTGCACGAGAATTCGAAAGTGCGGACTATGCAGTTGACCGTGATGGAAATCCCAAACCCAAGCTAGAAGAAGTAAACGACCACACAATCGACGCTACAAGATATGCGTTTGAAGACGATATGAGACAACCAGGAATATCATTCTGGTAGGAGAAGGAGAAATGTTGAGTAATTGGTTTAAATGGTTAATCAGGCGGTTGTTGATTAAGAATACAACCCAAAATGAAATACTAGAGATTGAGATAAAAGAACACCAGAATTCTGAGAAAGTAAGCACAATGAAAGAAGCTTACAACTATTATCGAAATCGCACGGATATTCGAAATAAGAAGGTAGATGTGGACTGGCGGACGAACTCAAGGATTGAATTGGGTTTGTTTAAGAAACTGGTAGACCAGAAGGTTGGTTACTTGTTTTCTAAACAACCGACAATCTCTCTTGAAGGAGAAGAATCACAAGACTTTTTAGATAGCGTGTTTGACGAGGACCTTTTATCCACAATTAAGTCACTCGGTAAGGAAGCTGTGATGAAAGGGATAGCCTATGGCT